GGCGAAGACCTTCCCCCGCAGCCCACGCTTGCCGACCGCATCGTGAACGCCTTCATCCAGGAGGGCAAGCACACCCGTCACGCGGTCGCCATCATCTCGGACCGGGACATCCACACCCTGGCCCACAAGAACGGCCGGAACGACTTCATCTGCACGAACGCGCTGAACGTCTACATCGACCACCAGGACCGCCTGCACATCGTCGCCCAGATGCGCAGCATGGATGCCGTCTGGGGATACCGCGCCGACTACAGCATGTGGGACTACCTCATGGGCTGGCTCCTCGGCTCCCTCGAGCTCATCTACCCTGAGGTGGAGCGCGGCGACATCTCCTTCCAGGTCGGCAACCTGCACGTCTACCCTCGTCACCACGAGCTGCTCGAGAAGGCCGCACACGAGGTCGACGACAAGCTCGAGCGTCTCGCCCGCAGGCAGTGGATGGACCAGACCATCGCCCGCGAGAAGGCACAGGAGCAGCAGTCGTGAACCCGCTGGAAGCGGGCGACCCGTGGGAGTGGCTCTGGGTCATGATGCTCTGGGTGTTCTGGGCTCTGGCTGTGATCGGCGCGCTGATCCTGGTGTTCGCCATCCTGGTCGGCTTCTGGCGGGCCATCCGCGGCATCCTGCCCCAGACCACAGGCCTCCGCAGGGCTCAGGTCCAGGACAGCGCGACTAGTGTGGCCGAGTCCCTCTACGGCTCGCAGTTCAGCGGGTCCGGGATGGCGTTCATGGCAGGGGTCGACTACGTGATCCGGGCCATCGAGCGCAAGCCCTACGCGGGTCCCAGTCGCAAGCGCAAGCAGCCGACCAAGCTGATCTGACCACTCGGGGGAGCTGGCTGACGACGTCAGCTCCCCCTCTCTATGCCTTCGAAGGGCCACACCATGAACAAACACATCACCTACCTCAAGTCAGCGAAGGCCTCCTGGCTGTACCCGATCTACGTGCCGAGCTACAACCGAGCTGGCACGGCTCCCCTCCTCGAGATGCTGAAGGACGCCTCGGTGTCGGTGAAGCGTCGGGTGCACATCGTGGTCCGGGACACCGAGTTCCAGACCTACAAGGAGACGTACCCGTGGGCGACCATCGTCCCTCAGCGCGCTCCCTACGGCATCGGCCCTGCCCGAGCTGTGTGCCTGCGGGACGCGGAGAAGCGTCACTACGAGCGCATCGTGATGCTCGACGATGACGTCTGGCACGTGTCCCTCCTGGAGCGCATCGCACGGCCTGGCAAGAGCGACCACACCCGTCGGCACAGCGCGAACGTCTCAGGCATACCCGAGCCGATGCTCCTGGTGCGCAGCCTGGCGGTCGCCTGCCTGCTGGCCAGCCGTGTCTTCAAGCACAGCCCGACCGTCGCCTACGGTGCTGCACGCAACGCTCTCTTCAGCGGCGACGTGAACCCTGCCATCGGTGCCACCATCAACAAGGGCAGCTTCCCCGCCTGCGTCCTGTTCATCGACGTGGAGCGCTTCCAGTGGCGGACCTGCCACAAGGACTACCGGAACCACGGCGAGGACCTCAGCATGTGCCTCGACACCATGGACCGGGGATGGGACTGGTTCACCCTGCCTGGCGTCGCGTACGACCAGAACGGCAGCATCGAGACGACCATCCCCCTCGACCCCCAGGACGAGGTCGCACGGACCCCGGACCTGGAGAACGCAGCGTACGCGTACCCGAAGATGTACCCGTACCTCAAGGCCTCCGTCAGGAACAAGCTTGGCGGAATCATGAGGATTGGAGTAAACTGGCCCAAGTGGTACAGGGACACCCAGTCCGAACCCATCGAAGTCCCTCTGGACAACCTCATCTAAGGAGTAAGCCCCATGCTCATCGCTTTCGAAGGACCCGACGAGGTCGGCAAGTCCACGTCCGCCACGAACCTCTCGTACAACCACAAGCCGGTCTACAACGCGAACGTCGACAACTACGCAGCCGTCAAGGCTGACCTCGCCAACGAGCCGGAGGTCGTGCAGACGTTCGACCGCATCGACTGGTTCACGCATCTGGTCTACCGGCTCAGCCTGCCGGAGTTCGAGTGGAACGACCAGCGGGTCCGCACCGTGTTCGCCATGCCCGACACGCATCTCGTCGTCAAGATCCACCGTCTGGACCACCAGGGCAACATCGAGGCCAACGTCGAGGCTGTCGGCGAGGGCTACCAGCCTGGGAACCTGGATCTGGTGACCCAGACCTACATCCACGCGGTGGATCTGCTGGCTCGCCTCAACTTCATGCGGGACTACAACCTGTTCAAAACCATCACGATGCTGGAGGTCTACAACGACCCGAAGACGGGTGCGTTCGAGCAGAAGGTCAGCCACATGAGCGCTCCGGGCTGGGACCGCCTGTACGACCTCAGCTCGGTGCACGACGACGCGTCCCTGCTCAAGCTCCTGCAGTATGCGGATGCCCGCATCGGCTAGTGTGGCCTGGCACCCTCATCAGGACCATCTGTTTCAGGTGGGGGTGCTCATCGCCCGAGCGACCGACCGGCTCCTGCCCGCAGCAGCACGACGCGAAGCGTCAGCCGAACTAACCCGACTGCGGGACCAGGGTCTCATCATCCAGAAGTACGGAAAGGAGCAAGCCGTGGCCAAGAAGACCAGGGCTCATGCCACACCGAAGGCGGACGCTACCACGTTCACCGGACAGGGCATCATCTTCGCCGTCGTGGACAACCGTGAGGAGATGGAGCGTGGTGCTACCACCATCGACACCATCGCTGACGGCATCGAGGCAGCACTCGACGCAGGCCACGAGACCAGCGAGGAGATCGCCCGCTACCTCACGACCAGTGCCTTCCAGCACATCGCCGACAAGCGGGTCCGCTTCAACAGCGTCCTCAAGGCCGGAGACGTGGTCGGTGCGTACATGCTCAGGAAGCTGTACAACACCTACAACGAGCTGGCCAAGATGGCTGAGGACGAAGAGGACACGCAGGCCAAGAAGCTGGCAGCAGCAGAGGCTCGAGGCTTCGCTGAGGCCTTGACCATCGTCCTCAGCCCGTTCTCGAGCGAGGACCCGAAGGACCCCCGTCTCATCAACTGGGACGAGGTCGACCGCATGACAGACAACTTCGAGAAGGAACAGCGGCTCGTTCGCCGCGAACGAAAGGGGAACCCCCAGTGAACACCATCACCTACCCGAGCCGTCACCCCTCCGTGGAGGCTCTGCACCTGTCGGTGCTCAACGCCAAGGAGGTCGCCGCATGGTGCGGAGGCCGCGTGATCGACAGTGCCACCGACGGCAAGTGGGTCCTGTTCAACGACCACGAGGGCAAGTCGCAGACCGCAGTGCCCCGCGACTACATCGTCAAGCTCGGACCCGGCAAGTTCGCTCGGTACACGGACGACGAGTTCGAGCACGAGTTCGACCTCCTGGGTGCCACCATCGGCGGCGACTACCTGCTGGTGCGCAAGCCGACCACGGACTTCCGCGTGGAGCTGGGTGACCAGGTCTTCACGGCGGAGCAGTGGGCGATCATCCAGGCGTACGCGGAGGGCCACACCAGAGCCGCTCTCATCAACGAGCAGGGGCATCGTGCGCAGCGGCAGAACGCGGCCTTCCACAAGGTCATGGGCATCGAGACCCCCGACAGCCCGCGTGCCATCCCGGAGGAGGACGTGCCTGTGGTCCTCGAGCTCATCCGTGAGGAGTTCATCGACGAGCTGGTGTCGGCTCTGGGCTACACGGCCACGTTCACCCCGTCGGGCAAGTTCTACACCCTGGAGAAGACCCACGAGCCGGACGTGGTGGAGACGTACGACGCCTTCATCGACATCCTGTACGTGACCTACGGAGGCCTCAACCGCGCGGGCATGCAGGCCGAGCCGGGGTACGACGAGGTCCAGGGCAGCAACATGTCCAAGCTCGGTCGCGACGGCAAGCCCATCATCGCCGGGGAGAACGACCCCGACGGTGTCTTCCCGGGTCGCGTGAAGAAGGGTCCGGACTACTACAAGCCGAACCTCCGCTTCATCCTGGCCGAGCAGGGCTGGGACCCGGACGCCACCGAAGAGCAGGTCGCCTGACATGGATCTCCGGACGAGGCTGACCTCACACGTATTTCGGTACGACGAGGCCAGCCTCGTCTCGGCTATCGGCAAGCCCTCCCCGCTCGCGAAGGACTTGAACGACAAGCTGGCAGCAGAGCAGCAACGGCTCGAGAGGCTCCTCCCCGATCCTCCTCCGGGCTACCACTGGGTCTGGGAGATCCAGACCAGCCAAGACAACGCGCGGTTCTTCGGTTCCGTCCAGTACCGTGTCGTCTACAAACTTCAGGAGTTCTAATGGCAACCATGGACATCGACAAGGAGTTCGCAGCAGTGGACTTCAAGATCAAGATGCTGATCCGCAAGCGTGCCCTCGAGGCCGAAGCCCGTATCTACGGGATGACCCCGCTGGCCTACGCTGAGATGCTGGACCAGCAGGCCAAGGAGGCACGCCTGGCACGGCAGGCACAGCAGCAGGCCGAGAGCGCAGCAGCGATGCGACAGGTAGGTGCGGCCTACGGTGCTCTCGTACGCGGTCTCCAGCAGGCGGCAGAGAGCTTCGCCCAGGGGTTCCAGGAGGCGATGGGGCGATGAAGGCAGACATCATCGTGGTGGTCCTTCAGGTCGGCAAGGGGACGCCCGAAGAGACGGTCAAGGAGCTGGCCGAGGCGGAGGCGAACAAGCGATCCCTGCGACCCGTGCAGGGCTTCCGGTTCATGGAGCGCAAGCAGTCGTCGTTCAGCCCGAACGTCGAGGAGCTGTTCTTCGCAGGCAAGGGAGTCAAGCCGTGATCCCGTGGTGGTGGCTCCTGGTGTCCATCCCCATCGCAGCCGTAGCGGGTGCCATCCTCGGCATCTTCATCTACCTCCTGTCCCTGCTGGCACACTGGAACAAGTCATGGTAGCACTTCAGCTCAGAGAGTCCCAGAGGGTCGCCCTGGAGCGTCTT